GACCCGCCATATCCAGCTATCGCAGTCGTTCCCATTGTGAATCCCTCCTTACGGGGTGACGAGCGTTTTCAACACGTTGGTCGTCACACCAGCAGCCGAGCCAACCCATCCGGTGTAGACCGTGAACACGTTTGTCACATCGGCATACACGTTGGTCAGGGTTACGGCTCCGCTGGGAGTAATCGGTACACTGACCGCCGCCGTCTGCGCTTGCACGTTTGTCAGGACAACCGACAGGTTCCCCACGGACGTTCCAGCCGGAAGGCTGACCGCGCCCTTGAGATTGAGGTTGCTGACGGTCAACAGCCCGCTTTGGTCAGGCCGCTGCCATTGGAACACCGTGTTCGTGTCAGCCGCCACAGCCGGAAGGGACAGGATCGCCAGCACCGTCAGGATACACAGAAACGATTTCATCTTCATTCCTCCTTGTGCCGGACGGGGGCCGCGCCCAGTTTGGGCGACGACCCCGCATATCCGACTGACTTCGTTAATCCTCCAGAGGGTTGATCGCCGCGCCAGCATCCCCGCCGTAACGGGAGAGGTAGCAGTCGGCGGTGATCGCAACGAGAGTCGCGTGTGCGCCGGGGCTGGACACCTTCGGCTGCACGACGAGAAACGACGCGCTCGCATCCAGCGAGTCGGCCAGCACGTCAATCGCGTAGATCGTCCCTGCGGCGACGGTGTTCGCGATGGCGAACGTGTTGCTCGAAACGGCGGTCTTGGTCGTCAGGCCCGTGGCCGGGTCTGTGACGTAGACGGCATCGAACGCGAGTGCCTTGTCACCCGTCAGGGCCGAGGCCGATCCCGCGCCTGCGGTTCCCTGCCGGAGCGTCACGTTCATCGTATCGCTGCCTGTCAAGGCGCCCGTCACGATGTTGATACGGCAACGGGCATATCCCTTGAGGTTCACGCCCAGTCCGGTTTGCGCTGCACCCGTCGCGTCTTTCGGCGCGAGCAGGACAACGGAGGTCACATTCTGGCTCATCAGGTTCATTGTGCTATTCTCCTTGATTCTTCATTCAGGTTGAGGTTACGACCGCACCGCCAACGTGACAAACGGCGACTGGGTGTTCGACCCTTGAGCCGGAGTCAGAGGCAGACGCCACAGTGGTTCGCCGTTCACGCGCATATCGAACCGGAACGCGGTTTCGCCCTGCACGAAGCGGACATGGATGCTGGACTGCGCGTTGAGCATCCCCTTGCGGATCAGCTTGTACTGCGACAGGTCGAGCAGCGAAATGTCGCCAACCGCGCCGAGCGTGGAAGCCTGCTCGATGGGCTGGACAGGACGACCGAACAGGGTGCCAAACGGCGCACCCGACACGCCATTCGCAGGCATGTAGATCGGATAGCTCGTTGCGCCCGTGGGAATGGTCATCGTGAACAACTGCGGGATGATGTCCTGATTGATGTACCACTTGGCGCGGGGCCAAGACGGTGCCCAGCAGCGGGCGAACATCTTGATGACGTTGTTACCGACGATGGTCGTCGCGGCCTGATTGCTTTCCTTCGCCACCTGAATCAGCGCGGGGCTGTTCAGGATGCCGAGCGGCTGACCGCCACCCGTACCGCGCAGGATCGCATCGTCCATCTTGACGCCGAACTCCTCGCCGAACCAGCCGGACACCATGCTCTGGAGGGCCGTGGCGTCAGCCAGCAGTTCCTCGGTCGCGTAGTACAGGCCAGTGAGCTTCGCCAGACGCAGGGTGCGGGTCGCGAACTTGGGCTTGCTGCCCGTGTAGTCGGCGGCTTCGCTCGTCCAGTATGTCGAGAGTCCACCACGGCGGCTTCCGGCCACGCGGGAGGTCTCATCCACGGCGTTCCACGTCAGGCCGTTGCTGTTCGGGCCGATCTCCGTGGTATCGCACTCACCGGCGAGCAATCCGGTTTGGAAGGCCAACTGGAACATCGTGCTGGAGAACTCCGGCTGGAGCAGGAATCCGCCTTCGGAGTCCACGGCTTCATTCAGGCCAGTCGCGGCCTTGACGCGGGCGGCGATGGCTTCCAGCCGCTTGTCCATCTTGCCGTTGGTGTGCAACTCGCGGACGGCGATCAACTGTTCGCCGAGGCTCTTGAACCCTTCATCGGCGGGTTCCTTGACGACGGTGACGCGGATCGAGGGGTTTTCCTTCGTGTGCTTGGCGAGCGCGTCATTCAGCATACCCTCAAAAGCCTTCTGGTCAAAGGCGGGGGTTTCCTTGACTTCCTCGACGGTGCCAGCGGGAAGGGTTGACAGGATCGAATCGGGAATCTCGGCGACGGTTCCGGCCTTGTATTCGCCGTGATCTTTCAGGAACTTGAACTTCTTCATGTGCTTTTCTCCGTTGTACTGATTTGAGATTGTCGTGCTATCTCTGCCGCTTGGAGGCCGCTTGCGGGTTCGCCGCTTCTGGATACCGTATCGGCTTCGATCTGTTATGCGTCAATAGCGTCACACTTTTCCGAGCCGCAGGTCAACAAGATTTTTCATGTTTTCTTTGGCGGTCAGGTACGGGTCAATCCTGATGCGGGGTTGTTCCAGCACCTTGATCGCCGGGACGGACACGATCTTGATGGCTGCTGGCGCGGGTTGCGCGGGCTTGGCAGGCTCCGGCTTGATTCCGAAAAGCTCGATGGTTTCATCTGAAAGATGCAGGCTCTTGGCCGTCGCCAGAGTGAGCGCGTTCGGGTTGCACGGGATGGGAACGTCGCTGTGTTCCAGCAGGATCGCACGCTTGATGAACGCTTGGCAACGGTCACGCTGACGCTTGAACTCCGGCCATTCCTCGGTGAACTTGTCCACCAGCTTGAGGAATCCCGAATCGTTGGAGCGCACGACCTCGACAGGGACAAAGCCGATGCTGGATGTTTTCAGGTGGCCTTCCTTGCGGAGCGTCCAGATTTCCGTGGCGCGTGGCGTGGAGGCATAGACGGTCTTGGCGACAAGCGCATAGCCGTTGTCATCCACCTTGATCCATTCGTCGCTGCCGACCTGCGGTTCCTTGTAGTTATGGCCCCACAGTACGACAGGGTTTTTCAGGAAGTCCTTGAGGTCAATGCCGGACGGAATGACTACTTCGCCGTCGCGGTCAACGTCGCGGGTGTTGACGCGGTGGATGCAGGAGCGCGAACCTTCCTCCAGCTTCATGTCATCATCGGAGAGTCCGGCACGCTTGAGTTCAACGTCCTCCGGCTTGAGGCCGGATTCCTTGAGCGCATTGACAACGCCCTCTTGGAGTTGCTCGACGAAGTGGGGCAGGATAGACGACAGTTTGATACGGGTTTTCATTTACTCATTCTCCTTGTTCGATTATTTGCGGGATCACTTCACACCGGCAAGAAGGATGTAAGGGGGGCCCTTCTACATCCGAGTAGTCAAGGCCCATTGTGCGGCCATCGGCAAGCATGATCTGGCTTCCCTGCTTGAAGAAGTCGGCGTTCACGCTGACGGTCTTGCCGTTGATGGACAGGCAGAACTCGCAGGCATCGGCAGAGGCCAGCCAGACAAGTTTCTCGACAACGCCGCTGTCACGGTACGCTTGACGCTCGCCGCCAACGAAGGCGCGGGCTGTCTCGGTGCGGGCGATCCGGTCAACGCGATAATCCTCATAGCCATTGAACAAGTCCTCGATGCCGCTCCGAATATCCGACAGGGGCAACTCATTATCAATGCCGTCCGACAGGAGCTTGCGGAGTTCATCATGGGTGCGCTTGTTGACGGCCTTTGCGAACTTCATCGTGTGCGACCGGACATAGCCGCCCATTTCTGGACGGTTCACCCAGTTCTGGTCATCGGCAAGGTCAATCTTCGGTTTGGCCTTGATGCACTTCTTATCCTTGCGGAGCTTGCGGAGCGCGTTGCGCGTGCCGCCCTCGAACTCTACTCGGACAGGCTCGACGGTCATCTTGGACATTACGCCGTCCCACTCGTCGCCCCAGATGCGCTCCGGCACAGCAGCCTTCTCATTGCTCTTGTGGCCGAACAGCAGGGCGTGATCGGACACCCATTTCAGCGCGGCGGATTCCTGCATGGCGAACACGGAGCCGACCGCCTTCGCCATCCGTTTCTGGTTGCGGGTCAGGGGCAGGACTTCGCCCGTTCCGACCTTGCCCTTGCTACGGTGCGATTTTTCGGGCTTCCCTTCCCCTTCACGGCCTTCTTCTTCGTCGTCCCCTTCCCCACCTTCATCCTCATCCTCCGTGGCCCCCACGGGCAAAACAGGGCGCATCGGCTCATCGCCCCACGGGACGGGATCAAGCCCCTTGCGCTGCCTGACTTCGTTGATGGTGACAACGCCCATGCTGACATACGCCTGATCCTCGCGCAGTTGGTATTCGTCATCGGCAGGCACGCAGTTGTCGAAGGCCAGCACAAGGCGCGGCTCGTTGTAGTACGGGACAAGCCGCTCGTTCAGCTTTTCCTCCATGCGCTTGAGGCGCGGGGCAATGGAGAACTTCATATACTGGTACAGGGCTGTCTTGGCATTGGCGAGATTGACGTTCTCGGTATCCAGCAGGGCCAGCGGAACGCCGAACGCATCGGCGATCTCAAGGCGCGTCCAGCGTCGGCCTTCGCTGAATCCCATTTCGCGGGGGGCCATGCCGATCTCCTTGATGTCATACTCGTTGTCGGTCACGGCGACCTTGCCAGCACGCTTGACGCCCTTGAAGCGGTTGTTCCAAGCCTGTTCAAGCTCCATGCGCTTCTTTTCCTCAAGCTGGCCCGTCTTGTATTGCACCCACAGGGACGGCACGCCCATGTTGTCGTTCAGCGACTTTTCGTAGGCGTCCATCGCCATGTAGCGGTCAACGGCCATCAGCGCGGCCTCGATGCAGCCAAGCCCGTAGAACTGCGAGAGTGGGTTCGCCGTCCTGAAATGGATGATGTCATCCGGCTCAAAGGCTGTCTGCGTGCGCGGGTCAACTCCGTAGAGGTATCCCTTCACGGCCTTCTGTTCATCAGGCACGACGAACATCCATTGTGACATTAGGCACCAGAACTCCTGCGGGAGTCCCATGCTGTCACGGGCGACGTACCAGTAGGCGTTGCCCACGCAGTCAAGGAAAGTGCAGGTCTGCTCCAGCGTGTCGAATCGGTTGGCAGTAGAATTGACGTTCTGGAGCAAGTCCAGCATGGGGTGTTCGACGATCTCCTCGACTTCCTCGGCAAGCTGCAATGCCTTGTGGCGCGGGTAACGCCGCTGAAGTTCATGCAGGGTTGACCGATTGCAGGACTTGCCGATTGCCTTCACTCCGCGTCCGGCCTTCATTTCGCCCGTGGCGCGTGTGGCGTAGAGCTTGAGCGGGATGCCAGCGACCGCCGATCCGTTGCGGGATGCGCAGATGTAGGCCCATCCGGAATAGCGGGTCATCAGTTCCTTGTGGGACTGGCGCGGGGTGACGATCTTCTTGAGCCGGATCATGTTCATTTCGGGATTGGGCCGGATGACCGAAGGGGCATCAAAGGGTTCGCCTACCGTATCGCGGTACGCCTTGACGAATCGGGAAATGACAGACGGCAGTTTCATATCACGGGTTCCTTCCATTGCTTGATGGCTTGTTGGCCTCTACCTCATTCCCCCACACCGTCCAGTTCAAGCGCGGCCTCCTCGCAAAAAGCTCAAGGTACGGTCCAGGCGACACGGTTTCCACCATGTCCTGAAACGCCTCCGGCTTGCTGGAGTGCCTAACATTCGGGGCAGCAAAGGCGAGTGGCATCAGCTTGCGTTTCGGCCATAACGGTGGTTTGTTTCGGTATCCGACAAGATAAAACTCCACGTTCCACCGGAACCCGTACAGGGGCATCCCGGCAGACCGTCCATAGGTTTTTTCCCATGTTCCAGTGCAAAGGTGATTGAACCCCCACGCCTCAAGCACTGACTTCGACTCGAATAGGTATTTTTGGATGGTCCACATGAACATCCAGCAGTCATCTGCGGCAATCTCGCCTACCGGCAACGCCTTGATTTCATCAAGCGTCATGGTTGCATAGTCCATTCCAACTTGATTCGGCCTTGCCTTGTGCGTCAGCTTGCGAATCTCCCACGGCGGGTCGGCGACGATGCACCGGAACCCGGAAAGGCCAACCAAAGAGTTGGGGCTATTGCCTTTTGTTTCGTTCATGTCAAAGCCTCACTCTCGGCGATGGCGGCTTCCAGCTTTTCGCAGGCGGCTTTGTAGTCTGGCCGTCCGGTTCTCCAGAGGTTCGCTTTCACCCATGCCGCCTTGACGGGATACGAGCGTTCCAGCCATGATGTGAACCCGACAGGCGCGGCGTGCGGTGACAGGCGGGTGCAGTACTTGTGTCCGAGCGAGCAGAGCAGGACGCCGTTGGTCGGCTCATGGCGCAGACGTTTGGCAAGTGCTGGTATTCACCCCAAAGCGCATCGGCTCGCCGCTTCCAGTAGGTCGAACGTGGATTGTCCCGCTTCTTTGCCAGTTTCGATTTCATGCTGTGTTGGGCTTGGTTGCGGAGTCAGGAGTCGAACCTGCGAGCATGGGTATGAACCACGCCGACCCACCGGAGTCAACCCCGCATCACTATGTTTTGCACAATAGGCTATTGCCATACCGCATCATCGTCAACGATATTTCTGTTGTGGTCTTTCGGGGCATCCTCTGGATCACGACCGACAGAGGGGTTGAGTCTGCCGAAATCCTTGAACATGACGCCGTATCGGATGGCGTCCATTGCGTGATCCATTTCTTTGAGTGGCTCGTCCTTCACGGCTCCGGTCTTGGCGTGTTGTCCATTCGATTTCCATTGGTACGATTCAAACTCACGGATGACGTTCTCGCAGCATGGCTCGATTGTGAGGCGTGGGCGTCCGGCAAGTCCGGTCGAACCGAGTCTGTTCAGTACGGCGTTGATGCCTGCCATGACCTCATTGTTCGCTGCTGCCGTGGTAAGGCCAGCGGCTCGCATGGATGCGGCAAGGTCGGCGGCGGACGGGTCGTATATGAACACCGCAGGGCGTTGTTGTTCGCGTGCCCTTGCGTCACCTAGAGCGGTTTCTATCGAACCCGTGAGTGATGCTGCATACTTGACAACATCCTCCGGCAGTTGCTTGGTTCGGTAGAACTCGCTGATAATGTGCATCCCGCCATCCGAATCAATGCCTGCCAGCAGGATCGCGCAAGGGTTGGCGTACCCTTGATCTACCATTGCCAGCAGTTCAACCCACGGCCCTGACCGATGGCAGACGTGTTTCTCACGACGCCAGACTTCCCCGTAGACAAGACCCTCGAAGGCAACCCACAGGCCCAGGACGTACCGATCCCGCCTTGTGCCGGTGAAGGTGTGGAGCATTTGCAGATAGTCGTCGGGCAGATAGCCATTCTCGTCTGACGTAGTATGGATCAGCCGCCGTTCAGGAACAGACTGCTCGTAGAACCGTTTGTGTAGGAAGTGCGACGGACTGCCGGGATTGGTGGCGGCGAATATCTGCCGCTTCTCGTCGGTTGGATTGCGGCAGCGGCCCAGCAGCATCGTCCATTCATCCTCATCCAGTTCTATGGCTTCATCCACGGCAACTGAACCGATGCCGTGGGTTGACCCGATGCGCTCTGGATTGTCGCAGCCGCAGTAGAAGATTTCCCCACCGTTGTGGATGGATATTCGGCTGTCGCTGATGGAGTGCGTATATCTGCCGTATGGCAGAACTGGCGGAAGGTCTCCGTCCGGATAAAGCAGCGTCCGCAGCGTGGATGATTTCAGGGCCACGCCAGTCTTGCGGGTCAGCAGAACGGTGTTGTTGGGTATTCTGGCACGCTCCAAGACCTTGTAGCACAGGGCGCGAGTCTTGCCTGCACCGAACGCGCCGGAATACAGAACCTCTTTTTCGCCTGCCTGAACAAAGTCAGCCTGCTTCGGCAGAAGGTTGATCCTCAGTCTTGTCTCGTTTCTTGCCATCGTTCACCACGAACTCCATGACCAGCGGCCCACCGCCTTCGCCGGAATGCTCAATATGCTGGCGATCCAGATACCCGCGCTTGTGGCCCTTCTTGTCCACCCACTTCGACACGGCCCACGGCTTGCCCTTGCGCACAGCCTTGTGAAACTGATTCTCGCCAACGTCGTCAAACCTGTCCCGCGCCTCCTGAACAGCAGCGGCACAGATAGCCGACTTCTCCACCCAGTTGTAAACCGTCTGCCTGGACACGCCGAGCTTTTCGGCGGCAAAGGAAAGCAGGCCATTGGCCGAGAAGATAGCCAATCGCACCTTTTTGGCATTGAGATTTGCTGTACCTGCCATGCGTTATAGTCTCCGCCTTTTGTAAATCTGTGTCAACTGGGTATCTTGGTGCGCAGGAGTGTTGAACGGGTTACCGA